TGTTTGCAGGTATCGAATATGTCCCCGTTACCGTTTGACCGTAATTAAGAAAGATTGCATCTGAACCTGTACCAGTTGCGCCGCCGCCGCCGCCTACAGCCGAGAAGGCCGAACCGTCATAAATCTCTGCTGAACCTGTTGTGCTATTCCAGCGAAATTGGCCTGTGCTTGGGCTTCCAGGGCGTTGTCCGGTGGTACCCACTGGAATTTTTACTGCACCTGTTCCACTAAAATTCGCATCTCCAGTAATCGTAGGACTTGCGGCGGGTGCTAATCCAAGATTTGCTGACCCAATACCACCAACAGCAGAAACAGCAACCCAGGCATTATTTGCAGAGTTGCGAATGTAAAGGGTGTTATCTCCAGTATCTACATACCATTGATAGGCAAACGTAGTTGAAGGATCGGTTGACTTGCTGTTATTAGAGGCAATTGCCGCAAGCGCACTATTTATGTCAGCCCTTACAGCTGCGCCCGTACCGTTCGCAATTACATAATCGTGTTCAGCCATTCTTAATATTTCGACGTATTGATTAAAAGCATCTTAGCCCCTTTTAGGGTGATAAACCATAACCAGTCGCCGACCAGCTAAACGAACGATCAACGGCACTTCCTCCTGAAGATTTCACGGTAAAAGTAAACCCTGTTCTAGTAACCGTTGGGCCGTCTATATAATCACCGCTTGCCAAGTTATTAACTTGAAGCCCAATACTAGGTAGATAAGCATTTGCGCCACCTAATCCACTAACTCCAACAAAGAACGGCTTAGCAAAATTGATTGTTTTTAAACCTGCCCCAGTTGAAACAGCCCCGACGCTTTGCTCTTGTCTTCTTTGTAAGGTTGCAGAATAACCAAGTTCTTTTACTTGAATATTTTCATCTGTATCAGTACTTGTTAAAACCGTCTTAAAATCGTAGCCCCTAGCCTTATGTGTTCCATTCGCGAACTCTTGCCATGCACTCCAACTAGCTCCACCGCTTGCAGGATCGTTGCTCGTAGTTCTTACATATAGTTTTGCATCTACGTTATTTGTTGCGCCGTCCCAGTCTCCCCACGCATCAACTAATGCGGCCCTTGCGTCAATTTCATCATCAGGTAAGAAACCAACAACTTTAAAATGCCTCTTTAAATCAAGAGAATAAACAGCGCCTAAATCTAATTTACTTGCAAAATTATATGTTCCTGAAGCGTCAACATCACCCCAACCAACATCATCAAAATCAGTAATTGCATCAACAGAAGTAACAGCATCAAAACCACCCATTTCAAGGATTAGAGCGCTATATCCTGCGTCGTAAGTAACGTCTGTTTTACTACCTGAAAAAGGCGTTGGACTTAATTGATCTTCCCTTTGCGTAAGGACTGCTAAAGCCCCAAGAGTATCAGGCAAATCAACAATGACTGATGTTGCATTAGTGCTTTCTCTTAGGCCGTCGTCAAAATACTTAACGAGCATCTCTCCTTCTACTAAAGGCACAATTGCTTCGGTTTGACTGCCTGATTTAGAAGCAATTAAAGAAGTTGCATTACTCCAAGTTGCTGCGCCCGTTGTATCTGAGGAATGTTTGAATTTCACGCCTCCCCCATTGATCACATCTAACTCGGTTGATCTATCCCATCTCAATCTTCCAGAGTTTGCGCTGATCGCTTCAAAGGTCAGATTGGCAATATCAGAAGGCGGTGCCGTTTTACCAACAGCCGCAAGACTTAAATCAGAAGATGTTGCAGAGGGTTTTAATGCAGCATTAATTGAATAAACAGAAATGTCATAGGTTCCCGCCGTTGTATCTAAAATTTGATGCTCAAGACTTGTTATTTGTTCTTGCTCATAGTTTCCATTTCCCTTTTTCCATCTAATTAAATATTGATTAACACCTTTAACAGGTTTCCAGTTAACAGTAATTTTTACCTTTGCCGCGCCGTTTTCTTCATAAATTTGTTCTGTTGCTGTAAGACTAGAAGGCGGGTCAGGTATTTCATTTAAAACAGAAACAGTCCGAGTTGTTAAGGTTAAGCCATCTTCTATATAGGCATATTTTGATGAGTTATAAGCAAGGGCGGAAATTGTATAAATTCCTTTTTCTTCTTCCGCAATGCTTACTATTCTCCACTGTGTAGTTTCTGTTGTGTCATTAGCAAGAACCCAAACGGAATTAACATTTGGACTAGCAGAAAATGCAGAACTAACAGTAATAACAGAACCAACAATTGAGGTGATTGATTTAGTCTCTAATGATCCGTCGGGGAGGATGACAGATAAGGTTGCATTATTGGTTGCGTCTAAATCTGTTTGATCAGAATTATCAACTGTAATTTGCGTTGTTGTAGCTGCTGAAATCCTGCCGCCTCTTCTTAATCCACTCCTTACAGGATCAGCGACATTAATAACATCTCCACAAGCAATACAAACAGCGCTTTCTAATGTTGTTCTAAAACTAATAATTTCCGATTCATGGAAAAGTGTATATAAAGCCCACTTACCTAAACGATTGGCAGCCCCTCTTGATGTGCATCCAAAAGCCCTAATATTTTTAGTAATAATTCCCCACTTAGCTTGCATTGCAGCATCAGAAACTTCCTCCCAATCTTTCGTTTTAGTTTCATTATCGAAGTAGGAAACATTTATTTGAGTTGCTCTCGTTTTTGCTGATGCTCCTGAATAAGTAAATCCGCCTTCTAAAGTATTAGCTAAGGTAAATAAATATGATGCATCTTTAGGAGAATCTTGCGAAATAGTAAGCGCACCTGTAGACCAATAGGGCATACATCGCATACTTCCACATATATCATTGATTAACTTATAAGCGTCTGTTTGATTTTGAATAGCACCGTTGAATGCAAATCTTGGTTCTGTTCCACCTAAACCATTATTGATTAATTCGTTGTTATAAACAGAAACAGAATAGAAGGTAAATTTATCTAATTGTGACTCTGCTATATGTTGACCAAATCCATATCTTTCATTAATTAAAAGGTCGTAAAGTATTAGGGCCGGATCGCTGTGAGCTTCTTTACTTGCTTTAAATGTGCCATCCCAAGACCCGCTAAAACTTAAACTTCCATCTGATCTAACTGTTGCGTTTGAATAAATTTTGGTTTTAATTCCTCTGAGCCGGTACATCCTCGCAGGCGTTTGTGGGAAATTCTGAGCATCAAAACGAATCGCTGCATGAGCTGTATTTGCATACGCTCTTTGCTGATCGATTATTTCTGTATAGGCCGACCAGTGAAATTCATCATGTAATTTTGAATCTGTACTATCAGCGGTATTTCTAATAACTCGAATATCAATAGGAAATGCCCCGCTTAAAGTAACTTTATAATCTCTTGTATAAGCATTATTCGTTCTACCTGTAACCGTGTCTGTAATTACATTTGTATAACCTCCGCCGTTATATTGAACAGCAATAGATAACGAAACTGATGCACCGTCAACATTTCCATCATCTTGATAAAATTCCAACCGAGGAAAAACAACCGTAACCCTTGCAGAGGTAACAGAAGTATTAGTAATAGACCTTGTGACTGGTGATCCGTTTTCTACCTTTACAGCAACATTATTTTCAGTTTCAATTTCAGAAATGCCGGGAATATATGTTTGACCTGATGTACCTGAACGGAAATTGAAATTAATACCTTTAAAGTTATAATCTGTTGCCGTGGTACTTGCAGGATTAGCGGAACTATTTAAGACCTGAGTATTATTTAAATAAACATCTTTTAAGGCTGCTGTGTTGTAGTTAGATGTTCCAACTGTGTAACCGGCATCTATTGCACTAGGAAAGCCACATTCACCTTCTCCTAATGCTTCTACATAGGTTGCATATTGATTACTAGCCAAGGCGTCACTTGGTAGAGCAGGTATTCCCCAAAAAGCTCTAAATTCTTCTCTGCTACCGCCGCTAGACCAGCCCATAATTAACCCTCCGCTTGAACAGTATCAATACCGTTACTAATAACTATTGATCCCACATAAACGTCATATCCATATATCAAAGGTAATGGAACACCTGATCTCGAAATATTGTTTACCCCTGAAAACTGATAATTACTATTCGGATCATGCGATTCAATATCGGAACCTTGCTCTTGATTATCTGCTAGTAATTGTGATACGCCGCCCAACATTAAAGAAACACCAATTCCTGCCACCAGTGTCCCTACCCCTATACCTGTCCCTAATCCAAAAGTACCGATCATAGCCCCACCAAAACCACCGGTTGCAACAACTAAACCAACAATAGCAATACCTGCAATAATCTTTGTCCAACTACCTTTAGCTCCAACCATTACCGGCACAATTTTTATTTCTTCTGTTTGACCAATTGGATCGTGTAATTCATCAACATCTAAATTTCGATCAGCAACCATGATTTTGTAATGCTGTTGCGCCATATGTGCTTTTACTTCCGGCCAGTTTGCTTTTAAAAAGCTCATTACATCGGCAAAACTTTTAACATCTGCTTCAAATGTGCCATTGTCCCATTTAAGGAATTTTTTCAAGCGTCCGTAGACTTTAATTTTTTTGAGCATGTCGATACCTCCTTACTGTTGATTCTATTAGAAGTTTGCCGTATAAATCACGGCTACTTAATTTTCCATATCTATGTTCAATCACTTTTTGTTGGCCGATATATACAGAAACATGATCAGGGCATGGACCTTTAAATTTATGTAGTAATACATCATCAACCTGTATTTCGTCATCAACAGGGACAAAGCCACTTTCTATAAAATTCTTTTCTGAAAAAATATTATTTGTCAAAATCTCATCTGATCGTTTTGGGCGTTCCCAGTTTTTAACCTCTAACCCTTTCTCTGCAAAATGGTCAATAACAAGATTCCAGCAATCCGCCGCCCCCCACGTCCATCTTCTACCCAGTAGGGGTGCTTTATATCCAGACGGTTCAAAATATTTCCACGCCTCAGTTTCAGGATTACAAATATAAAAAGGTAGATCAATGTATTCGCAACTAGCTAAATCAACATCACTAGGTTCAACAGAACAATCGGGGTGAGAATGAAAAATAGCTATTGGTTCCCCAACGTTATCTTCACATTCAACCCAATCATCAGGATCAATACAAAAACCCTCTAAAGGATCTTCGGCAATATTGCGACAAGGAAAATATTTCTCTTTACCTTTGACAACCGCAACGATTCCGCAAGCTTCTAAAGGTTGCTCAGATTTTGCATGTTCTAATGCTTCTTTTTTCCAAGTCATCCAACAAAAGTGCCAACGCCAGGAAAATCAGCCCTTGTTACCAATCGTTTAGGAGCTTTAGGCCCATACGACAAATCAAAAGCTGATGCACATTCCCATTCAACGATTTCTCTAGTTTCTGTTGTCTTGCGGTCTAAATAAAAAATCTGTTGAGGTAATTCACTTGTTGGGTCAGGAGTTCCAAAAGGGTTGGTTCCTGTACTCCAGTTAGCAGCGTCTAAATATCTAGCAAGCGTTCTAATTCTAATTAATTTACTACCACAAAGATCAACAAAAGGGGTCACATTATTTGTATCAAGCATTAAGGCCGTTAAAAAGCCAAAAGCATTACTTGCACGAAAAGTAGGTCTAGGTAATGACCCTTTGCCGTTTTCTGCAAAGCCCGAACATTCGATTGGATAACGCATAAACGAATTAGCCGCCCATATCACTTCCCCGTTTGCATTAGGACTGGAGCCATTATGAAACCTATAAATATCTGAGTTTCCGTGAAGCGTAGAGTCAAGCGTAAGGGTAAATAGTTCTATAACAGAACTGGGGTTAATTTTTTGGAGTTCAGAAACAGGAACAGCCATTAGGGTTCAAATACCTCTCTAAAAGTTGTGTTAATTGTTGTACGTCCTGCAACTGCAATATCTAAAGTCCAATCAGAACAAACCCATTTACCGGCGCTACCTCTTGGCGGTGTCCAATCAAAAGATTCCGTACCTTTTCTTGCTTCTAAAAAAGTAATTATATTATCTCTTTCCGTATCGTCTCTATTAGCAAAAGAAAGCCGCCAAGATTTCGGATCACGTTGTAAACCAAAACTAATTCTGTGTTCGTAAGAATCACCTAGTTTAATAATTTGAGCTTCGGGTCTACTGTTTTCCGTAGCAGTAAAAGAGGGTGTATAAGAGAAAGTTGCCATAATTAAGTAGCTGCTAAAAGGCCGCCGGGTCTTTGTTCGTTAATGATGATCGACTTACAGGCTGTTGCTATTAATTGACCAAGAACTTTGCCGCCTTCCTCGTCTCCTTCCACTTCTGAACCAGACGCATCAACAGCGACATTAATAACCGTTCCTCCTCCGCCTTGAGCTTCTACACCTAAACGCCCACCCTTTCCACGCTTAAGAGGCATGATTGCTTCGGGGCTTCCCCCTTCTCCCATAATCCCAAAGTTGCCCGATCCTCCCATAGCAAACATTGTTGGCCTATTAACTACGCCACCTTTTGCGTAAGCCTTTATCTGATTGCCATTTTCAAAAACTCCTCCTTTAGCAAATCCTGAAAGTCCAAACCCTGCCATGATCGGTTTGATGATCATTGCCCTAATCGCTATTCGTGCCATATCAGCAATAATTGATCTTGCTAATTCTTTAAATTGGAATTTGCCCGTAGTGACCAGTTGAACGAGCTGATTTTCAAGACCTTTAAAAGCTTTAATCACTGTGTCGGCAATTTGTTCGCCTACAGCACCTAGAGACTTGCTAAATGCTTGTAATTTTGCTTGTCCACTAGCACCAAACGCACTTGAAAGGCTTGTTTTTGTTTCCTCGGCGGCTTTTTTAAGTCCTTTTAATTTTTCAATGTTCCCTTCTAATGAAACTGTAACTTCTTCGATTTTTGGCTTAATAGCTTTTAAACCTAATTCTTTTTCAACATAAGTTGCTACGTTTTCTTGAAAAATTTCGTTAACAGCATCATTAACTAAATGTTTCCAGGGTTTTTGTTTTCCTAAGAGTCCGAGTCTCGGAAAGTTTTTGGGCATATCTTCCATCGTGTAAACGCCAGCCATTTCTTTCGCTCTTTGTTCTGCTCTGTTATTACTTGCAGGTAAACCGAAATTTCTTAGGTTT